AACTGATCTATAGTGTTTACAAAAGCAAAAGTACAGGTTGAAGAAGATATAGTTGCTGATGCTGTAGATGTAATTTGAAAAGTATTTGTTGTAACTGAGCCATTATTTATTCGATAAACACCACTAGCACCACCTCCAGCTACAGCTACAAAATTTATATAGTTACCTTGAGATCTGCCATGATTATTAGAAGTTATTGTTATTGTCGTTCCAGATTGGGTATATGCTGCTGTAACTGTTTCGCCACCTTCTGCAAATCCAATACTCTGTATTAATCTTTTTAAACTAACAGAAAACACATTCTTCAAATCCATAATAACTGCAAAGTCGTATGTTCCTGTAAGACTATTTGCGGTATCTGTTAGTTGAAGAGCATCACTTACAATAGATAGATTAGTTTTTGTACCTGCAAATCCACTTGGAGTATCTGTATCTTCTCTATCTTCAAGTATTCGGATACTGTCAATTACATCAGGTTCATCTAAAATTATGCTTGTTTCATCTTCAGAAAATCTTGCTCCATCATCTTGAAATTTTAAAATATATTCGCCTTCTAAAGACGGCACATCCGCCATTGTTGAGTTTCCAGCCAAAGCAGGTACCAAATCAACAGAGTTTTGAAATGTTCCTGTTCCATCTGTTTTATTACTGTGTCTTACATAAACTCTTCCACCATGTATAACATCTGCATCTGTGGAAAGATCCCATCTTAATCTCACTAATTTATCTGTGAGAGGTTCTAAAGATAGATTTTGTACAGGACCAGGTTTTGCAGTTTTACCTATCGCAACAAAATTAAGAGTAGACGGAGTTGTTGATAATATTAAAGCAGCATTATAAGAATAAACTCTAAATTCATAATCACCAGCAGCACTATCAAATATTTCAAAATCAGGTCTAAAAACATTAACACTTGTCCAGTTTGCTCCGTTATAACGAAACTGAACTAAATATTGTTGAACACCTGTTACTACTTGCCAAGATAATATTATTTTTGTTGTAGCTACATTATTTATAACGATAGTTATTTCTTGAGCACTTAAACCACTTGGAGGATTTTTAGGTTCATTTAATAAAGAAATATTTCTTTCTGGTAAAGCATCGTTTGTTTCTATATTTGCATATTTGCCAGGAACATAAGTCAAAGCTGTAACTGCATAATTTATACCATCTTGCTCTTCTACTGTTATTACTCTAAATGTTTGCGGTTCTAATGTTGAACTAGAAACTAACCATAATGTATTTTCATTTGGCATTTCAGTAAAGGGAGAAGAGACAGTTATAACCGATCCACTAATGCTACTAATACTTTGTGGTTCCACAGAGCCACTGGGTAAAAGTAAACTTAATGTTTGATCTGTCCCTGTTACACCACTTAAATCTTGACTATTATCAACAGTAATTTCTGTTTTGGCATTATTTATCGACTTTAATCTACCTGATCTTCTAAAAGAAGCTCTTACTGGATCATTTATAGATATAACATTTCCTGGTCTTATTAATGCACCTGCATCTATTGATGTTGTAAAACTAACTACTTCAGATTCCTGTTCTTCAGAAAAAACTATTGCTTTTGCTAATCTTCTTGCTTGTGTTCTTGATGTACAACCAAAAGCTTTTACTGTCTTTTTTACAACACCTAATTTATTGACTCTTGCAACTTGAACAGGATCATTTGGATCGTCACCATATACTTCATAATCTATTTCTTTACTATCCATATTAAAGTAGCTAACAGCAACAATCGAATGTCGTTGTTTTAAGCTGCTTCCAGAATACGAAAATCCAGCTTCAGTTACGTTGGATAGACTAAATAAAAAGCTTGGATCTGTTGGAGCGTCTTGTGAAATTGTGATTGACCCAGATTCCCAAATAGGAAAGGCTCTCATAACTCCAGCTAATTCATTAATTAATGTAAAAGCCTCTGTTGACCCTTGTATATTGACATTACAACTAAATCTAGGCTCAGTAACATTATTATCAGTTATAAGAGCATTTGCATATTTAGATGCTTGTACAAAACTAAATAAATCTAAATCGCTATCACTAATATGATCTCCTAAACCATACCTTTCAGTAGTTAAAACGTCTAGCAATATCATGGCAGGGCATGAACACCATACAGCAGCACCCATTGTTCCATTAAATATATAATTATCTGGATATATTATTCTGCCTGTAGCACTATCAACAGTTGGAGTGCCTGTACTATTAGCACCTGCACCTGGAATCCTTACTTTAATACCACGAATACGAAAAGCTCTTTGAGGTACAGAACTAAATTGTTCAGAGCTTAATCTTAATGTTGAATATGCAGAGTTGGGATAATCTCTTTGCTCGTCAACTATTTCTTCAACTCTAGTAACTTGAAAAATATCGCTAACAACTGTTAAATCCGTAGAATTATCTGTGTCTCTTTCTACCTTTATTGCTGCTTGAGTATATCCAGGTGTTAAATCTATTCTAAATTCTCTTGAGTAAGGATCAACTGTTCTACCTGTAATAGTTTCTTCAACTCTAGTTTCAAAATTACCACCATCTATTTGTCTTTTAATTAAGTACTTAACTGATGTACCTAAAATATCTCCATTAGTTTCAAATTTTTGAAGAGTGTTAAACGTAATTGTTACCTCAACTGCATCTTTACCAGTAGTAATGTTTTGGCTCGTAAAAGGTGTACCTTTAGAAACAGTAACACTTTGAGAAAGTATAGAGTTAGCAGTTTTCCTAAAACCAGGAACGTGTGATTGATTACCTGTACCAAAACGAGGTGTAAATGTTACATCTTGAAAATTAAAATCACCCTCTGCTAAATTACTTATTTTCGCAGCAAAAGCAGAATTAGATAGTGTTGTATCTACACTAATAATAGGAGTATTATTTAAAAATATATCTGCTAAACAAGCATTATTGTAATTGGCATTATTTCTTGCAATACCTTTTTTAGAAGGTGTAGCCCATCCTTCAATCTCACCTTCAGACAGTAAATCTTGAACAGTAGCAAATTCTTTACTATTTAAAGTATCTTCTGCTCTTACTGGTTGTCTAGGTTCTGGTGGTCCTTTTGAACCTCTAATTATTTTACTCATTGTTAATCAGTTGCAGTAACATCATTAGTATCAATTCCTGCTGAAATTACAACCGATCCAGTTACAATTTCACCATAGACTAAAGGTATAGTAGTCCCTGCTCTACTTGTATTTTGCACTCCAGAAAAGCTAAACGATATTCGTGGATCTTCCTCATTTTGAAATTGAGGCGGTTTAGGTAAAGGAAATAAAATTTCACTAACACCCATAAGAGTTAAACCAATACCAGCGTTCATTGCAAAATTACCTATAGTTCCTAACTTAAAAGTACCTGCTTTTATAGCAGCGAACCCTCCTCCTGATGCAATAGAAAAACCAATTAATGCAACTCCTAGCAAAGCTTTTCCTGCTCCACCTGCTCCACTAATTACAGGAACAATACTTATATCTGATTGTCCTATTGGATTATGTATATCTTCTTCGCCTATTTCATAATTATCAACTATAACTTTATAGTATCTCTGGTTCATATGTGCCTGTAATCCATCAAAATTACTTATTAAAAACCTAACAGCATCAGCAGTAGAATTTACAACAGCATCTAATTCTTTATGACCTACAAAGTCAGCTAGTTCTCCATAAAGTTTAACTTTCTTGAGCATAGCGATACCTCTTACCAGTACATTTTAACAACCATTCAGAGTAAGGCTCTCTACAAGATAGTCTATCTGCTAAATGATGTAAAACCATATCTCCTAAGAAAATTGCCACATGATTTAAAGTTGGATACATAATAGACATTAACAATACATCTCCTTCTTCTAATGGTTCGTCTGACCTAAGTTCTCTAAAACCTGTTCGCCATGCGTAACTTTCAAATAATGGATCAAATAAAAATTCATCTGCGGTCATTGTTCTTTCGTAATCTTTTAAAATAATTCCTTTTTCTTTTTTGTAGTAATCAACAACTAAACTCCAACAATCAGTAACACCCCATACCCATTGTCTACCTAATAACGGTGCTTCATATCCTGTTGGTTCAACATAAGCCCACTGTTCTGTTGTTGGATTGACAATATACCACGGTAATTTACTTTGCTCACAACTAACTTTATCTGCCTGACTTGGTTCTGGAGTAGATACGGGATGGCTATGAATAATTGCAGTTATTTCACCAAGATTATCTGCTTTTACATAATCTTCTGGATTTAAAATAAAATGTTGATGTGATGTAATTGCTAAATTTTCACAAGGATAATATCTTTCTTTGCCTCTAATATTTAAAAGTAACCCTACAGATTCTTTAGGATTTTGGTCTTTCGCATGAACCAATGCGTCATCTTTCCAACTCATTGAACAAACGTACCAATACCAGGAAAATCTACCCTAGTGCATTGTCTTTTTGGTAGTTTTACACCAGCTAAATCTGTTGGTGCTGCTAATTCAAATTCTACTACTTCTCTATTTTCAGCCGATTTTCTATCTATTAAATATTTTTGCCGTCTAAATTCTGCTGTAGGATCTGGGGTTCCAAAAGGATTAGAATTACTTGGAAAGTTTACAGCATCAATAAATCTTGCCATTGTTCTTATCCGTGTGACAGTAGCACCTGTTAAATCATTTCCTGCTGTTGTTTGATTTACAGTTACAAGAATAGCTGATATTGTTCCAAAAGCATTACTTATTGTAATTTTAGGTCTAGGAATTTGACCTTTTTGATATGCAAAACCTGTGGCTTCTATGGGAAATCTTGAATAAGAATTACCAGCCCAGACTATTTCACCGTTTGCGTTAAGATTAGAACCTGCATGAAATCTATAAACAGTATTCGCTCCATGAAAACTAGAACTTAATTGAAGTGTAAAAAGTTCTATAATTGCAGATGGATTTATTGGTTGTAAATCACTAAATACAGCACTTAAAGATACATATTGAACATCATTATCATAAACAGTTACTCCAACTGTTTTAGGCCAGTTTGGTTCGCTACTGCCTGTAGTACCAGCAGATGTTACCTTAAAAAACATTCCAGCTAATCTTTTATCAGTGGTAGGAGCAACTATTGTATTAAGAGATAAACTAGCACCAGCAGACCAAACAGTTGTCATGGTTCAAATACCTCCCTAAATGTTGCCTGTATTGTTGCTCTGTTTAAATATGGAATTGATTTGCTCCATGTCTCGCAGACAAACTTAGATGAACTAGCTTCTCCTGGTGGAGTGAAATCGAAACTTGCACTATCATTTGCTCTTGCATCTAAAAATGTTTCTATAGTATCTGCATCTGTTTCTGAAACCTCAAAAGTAAAATTAAAGACTTTTGGATTTTGATGTTGAGCTAATCCAAATAATATTCTGTGTTCATATCCATCAGCAAAACGAACAGTACGAGTTAATGGTGCAGATCTTTTCTGCTGCCCATATCTAGGAGTAATCGAAGGAAAAGTAGCCATTATGCAAGTAAACCTCCAGGTCTTTTTTGCTCTAATAATTCAGATTGTACTGCAACCGATATAAGTCGACCAAGTTCTCTACCTCTTTGCTCATCACCTTCAACTGAAGATCCAGATGCATCTACATTT